TCCGCATCGGCTCTTAATCTCGATTGTACGCGTTCGAGCGAGCTCAGAGCTATCCCGAGGCAGAGCTTTTCCTCCTCCTCGCCGATGTCCGTAAGCTGTTTTAACAGGGAGAGTACGCTCCACTGAGTTATCATGCTCTCACCCCCGCCGTCAGACGGTAAGGGTGCGGGCGGCGGAGTCGAATATCCTTGCGAAGCCCGCAGTCGAGCTGATGACCGCGCGTTCGAGCTGGCGGTCGATGAGCTTGTCATACTCGGTGGAGACAGGGCCTGTCGTGACCATCTCGAGGGCGCAGCTGCGGTCGATACCGATTATCTTGCCCGCGGGCACACACGAGCCCTTTATAAGATCTGCGCCGAGGGGAGTTATAACTTCGCCCGTCGCGTGGAAATTGAGACCTGCCGCAGCGTCCCTGAACTCACTGATGCCGAGCATCTGCGCGACCTGCGCGGGAGCGGCAATAATCGTGTTGAGCTCATAGGGATCGAAGAGATTCCAGAAGTTGACAAGGTCGGTGTAGGTGAGCTTGCCTGAGGATGCGACGGCAGTGTTGGAGGCGGCGTTATCATTGCCGTCGCCGTTTATGAGCACATCGACTGCATCGCTGAGCTGAGTGCGCGCGATATATGCGCCGATCTGACGCAGGGTGACTGTGAACAGATCAAGGCGCTGGAAGCGGACGGCTTCATAGGAAGCGACAAGCGAACGGCCGCGCTTTTTCAGATGAACAAGGTTCGCCTTGCTCTTGACGCTGGTTTCGGGGATGAACGCGCCCTCGGCGACGACTTTGAGTTCCTTTTCATCGTCGCTCGGCTCACAGGCTATCGAGCGGTAGTCGAGTGAGTCTATAACCGTGGTTGATGCAACGATGCGCGGCAGGACATTTGCCTCCTGCATACCCTGTCTGACGGCGCGGGAAACATACTCGGGGAAGAGCACGGCGGAATCGGAGGTCTTGAAGAACTTGTCGACAACGTCGCTGCCCGCTCCGCTGACCTTTATATCAAAGCGCTTGAGCTGGCGCTGATATGCGTCAAGACCCTCAAGAGCGGTGCCGCTGTAATTCTCCGAGGGGTCGATTTTTTCGAGTGCACCGGTGAAGTCACCGGAAGCATAGAGACCTTTTTCAAGTCTGATATTATCAAAAGCAGTCATATTATTCTCCTTTCAGAATCAGAGCATGAAGCTCACTGTTTTGGCGGTTGTGTTGACGCTGAACACGAGATATGTGTTGCCCTTTGTGCTCGCCTTGACTCCATCCGCGCCGTCCGATGCGAGAGCCGCATAGCCGACCGCCGGGGCGTCCGTACCCGTATAGGGCATGGTGACAACACCCGAGAGCTGAACGCCCGCATATCCGCCGTTTACATTCACGCTGACGCCGCAGAATTTTGCGTCCGCGCCTGCCGCCGAAACGGTATCGTTTGCGCTGACCGCGACGGGCACGCCCGCCTTGAGTCCGCTTGCCGCCTTGAGCGTGAGAACATTCTCACAAAAACCTTTAGTTGAAACTGACATAATTATCCTCCTTTAAATTCTGAACTCGCTGTTGCCCGAGTGCGTTTCGGGCTTGGCTGACGAGAGCTGGCTGTTGAGTTTTCCGCCGCCCGAGAAAGCCTTTTTGAGCTCTCTGAGCTGTTCGAGCCCGAGAGTGCCGCATATCGCCGAGAGGCTCTCGCCGCGCATATCCGGCAGAGCCGCCGCGCCCATGCGTATCACATCGCATATGAGCTCCTCGCGGTACTCTTTGCCCTCGAGGGCGAGCTGTTCGAGCTCGTCGATATAGCCGTAGAGCCCCGCCGCCTCCGCCTTTGTGAGGGTCACTCCCTCATTGGCGCAGGAGAGGCGTTTGACTGTTTTCACCGTCTGCTCGTCCGCGCGGTAAGACTTAGTAACGCCTGCCGCGGGCTGAGCCGGCACGGCAACAAACGACCACTCATAGGCGTCCGTCGGGTCGCAGAGTATCCTGTGGCAGAGCTTGCCGCCGTACTCCCTGCCCTTTATGTGGGCGCACGGAT